GTCCTCGTTCTCGGTGGCAATTTCAACACGCGATTCCCAGCGGTCGAAGATCTGCGCGCCCAGGGAGAAAGCACCGGCCAAGAACTTACCGACAGCCATAGCCTGCGTGGTCACAACCGGCAGATTCCACAGCGACGCCGAAATGGTGCCCTGCGGGTTGCCGATGATGTAGCGGCCCAGGGTGTCCTTCTTGAGTTCAATCGCGGCCCAATCGGCCGGGTTCAGCACGATACCGGAGGCCGGGAACTCAGCCAGCTCCGACTGCAGCAGCGCCAGGCGGATGCGGTCGATAGTCGTCTCGCCGGCAATCGTGATCGGCGCAGCATATGCGGTCGCTTGCGGGATCAGACCAAGCAGGTTCTGGCCGGTGCCGTTACCGTTCAGAAGCTGCTGCTCTTCGATGGCGGCCAGGCCGTAGCGCAGACGGCCGTCGATGATCGAAGCCAGCTGAGAGGCGTCGGACAGAACCTGACGCGATGCCTTCATATAGTGGGCGATGACCTTGGCGGACGTGTTGACCAGGTCGAAAGTCAGGCTAGATTCCGGCTTCTTCAGGCCCTCAGCAACCGGGGCCGCGGCGTTTGTGAAGCCGGTCTCGCGCACGTACTCCAGGGTGTTACCGTCCATCTGGCCCTGCAGCAGCAGGTCGCGGATGGTCATACGGCGCTCGGGAAGGGCCAGATAGCCCGGCAGGCGGGTGGTCTGAACCAGGGTGCCGCCATTGCCGGCGCCGGTGGTCACGGTGGTGATCGCAGCCTTGAAGGTGTGGTCGGCGCGGCCGCGCGGCACGGCCTGTGCGGAAAGCGCCTTGAACGAGGCGTCATTAACGAACGCCTGGCCCATGCTCAGGTGCTGTACGTCGCCGCCCGCGCCGTTGCCCTCGATCTCGGACAATTTCTGCTCGACGGTGCGGAGCTTGGCCTGCAAGTCGCCCGAAGCGGCCAGCAGGGTGTCAACCTTCGCCTGCGCTTCTTTGTGCGCCAGGCCGTCGGAATTGGCACGCTCGGCGTGGGCCTTGAGTTTACCCGAGACATCCACAAGCTGTTCCTGGATCGTCTGCATGGTGGTTTCGATATTGGACATTTTAAACTCCTGATTAGTTAGATAGACAGCGACAAGCTGGCGGATGCTGCTTGCAAGGCAAGCAATGCGGCGGTGCTAACCTGCGCTGCCTCTGCAGACGCGCGCGGCGTTTGGGGTGTGCGGGCGGAAGCCTGCGGTTTCTCTTTGGCGGAGCCGTCAGCCAGTACGGCGTCGGCGAAGCCCTTGCTGATTGCATCGGCACCGGATATCCAGGTCTCGGAGTCCATCAGCGACAGCAATTCTTCCTCGTCAATCCCGGTGCGGTCGGCGTAGATTCCGGCCATGGCCTTGTCGAAAGGCAGCAGCTGCGCAGCCATTTCGACGAAGCTTCGACGGTTACCCGAGTAGGTCAACCAAGTGTTGTGGATCATGAGGAAAGCTGACTTGCCAATGCGGACGGTATCGCCGGCCATGGCGATTACCGACGCGGCGGAAGCGGCCACACCAACAATGTCAATGTTAACCTGGCCGCCATGTTCTCGGAACAGGTTATAAATAGCCAGCCCTTCGAACATGTCACCGCCGGGGCTGTTAAGGCTGACGGTAATCGGCCCGTTACCGAGTTTGGCGAGATAGGTTGCGATTTGCGCGGAGGTAGTACCGGTCATCGCCAGGCCGCCCTCCGCTTCGTCCCAACTCCAGTCCTCGCCGATTACACCGTGCACGTAAATGGTCCGGCCGTCCACGTATGCGGCCTGCGGGCTGCCGCCCCAGCGCTCGATAGAGGCCCTGGGCAGCTTGCCAACGCGTGCCTGTAGACGCTCTCCCGGCGCCGCGGGGATTCTTCGGAGGCTCAAGTGGTGTCTCCCTTACTTTGCATTGCTGTTTGCCAGAAAGGCCCGTAGAGCAGCATTTGCAGACTCTAGGGACGGTATGCCGTCGGAAACGGATGAAACGGGCTCGAGGCTCAAGCCGTCTAGCGCCATCATCGCGGACTGTACGGTCAGGATGTCGGCATTGCCGCCCTTGAGCGGGAGGCCCTCTTTGCGGCGTACTTCGTCGCGGGTCATGTTGCCGTTATTGACCATGCTTTGGTAATAATTGGCACGCGCTTCGGAGTCGCCGCGAAGAAGGTAATCCACATCAAACTTAGCGTAGTACTTTGTACGCTCCACGTCCGTAAGCAGCCCGTGGGCGATACCTTGCTCGATCCGGACCAGCCACGGCGTCAGGGTGAACGTAATGAAGCCTAAAACCTGCTGCTCAATACCCGTACCCCAGGAGGTTGTTTTACCGTCGTGGCCGACCATAGACGGCGGGACACGGAACCAACGGCAAATTGCTTCGACGGAGTAGCCGCGGGACTCCAATAGCTGCGCGTCCGCTGGGTTGATGCCTAGGGCCTTCACGTCCACGCCGCCCTCAAGGATGGGCGCCTCTCCGCGCTCTACAGTGCCGCGGACGTTGCGGCGGAAACTCTCCCGCTGCTCATCAGTTAGGAAGGCGGAGACGGAGTAGTAGACAGCCTGCAACATACCATTGATGAATGTCCGGCCCGCACTACGCTCGGCGGCGATGGCCGTGCCGAAGACCTGAGTCGCATACTCAATGACAGACACGCCATCGCGGCCGTCCAGCGAGAAACCCTGCAACTGCCACACGCGATTAGCCGGCACCTCGCGCTGCACCCCGTCATCATAGACGTAATGGTACTTTTTGTTGCCCTGCATGTCCTTCACCACGTTTAGGCGGTTGGGGGCCATGAATACCAGCGAGGATATCTGCGTGCCGCTATAGAACTTGAGGATGTAGGCATTGCCCTGCAGCAGCATCGCCGAGACCACGGCCTCCCAAAACACCGCAGCCGTACTCTTACTGTTCGGGCTTGTGTGGAGAAGATCATTGAGGGGGTGACGCTGCGCAATGCGTGGGTTGCGGTCATCGCGCACATAAAGCGACAGCGGCGCCATGGCGATACTCTCCGCGATAAGCCGCACGCAGCTCCAGACAGCGTCTAGTGACATGGCGCTGCGAGCATTGACCAAGGTTCCGGAATCGGATGTCATTGACACACTCAGCCGGTTTGCGGCTTCCGTGGAGCGGTTGTCGAAACTCGCAACGACATCGGGGCCCGGGCTACTGATCGCTGCCCGCAATCGCGTCCAGAGTCCTGCTTTGGGTTTTGTCACGTTGGACTCCTAGGTTTAGTAGTTGCGGGTGGGCGACATGCTGGCGAGCCAGCCATCGAGCGATCCCTTGCCTTCTGGATTGAGTGCCATCAGCGAGACGGCGTTAAAGAGTGCAATCAGGGGATCTATCTTGGCGGTACCGGAGTTCTGCTTGTTGATCGTGGTAGCCGAGCCGGCCTGCGCAGTCTTGGCATTGGACACAGACCACGCCATAAGCAGCTGGGCGCAGTGCCGGAGGGTTAGTCCCGCCACGGCGCGCTCAGTCGTCTTGATGGCGCCGTTTAGCTTCCACCCCTGACTGACGGAGACTATCCGCTCAAGGTCTAGGCCGTAATCCTCGCCGGTGAGCATGTCCACGATTGCGGAAATGCCGGCGGGATCGACGCCCACCGCATATTGCGCGGCAAGAAGGCCCGCCCGCTCGATGTTGGAGATGATTTCGCACACTTCCCTCACGTCATCACCCGGCAGGTCCACGACGGTTAGGTCGCCGGCCGTCTCCAGATCATTGAGTTTGGAAGCGATGTCCTTGCGCCTCGAGAAGACGATGCGATGCGCCCAAGCGTGCGCCCACACTAGCCACTTGCGCGTAGTCTTGCAGCGCCCAATCACGGCCAAGCCGAGCAAGTCGTCGAGACCGCCGCCGTCGATGCCCACGGTGACCACGTCAGAGCGGGCGAGGATGGCTTCTAGGGTTAGACTGGGGTCGCCGGCAGCTTCCCAGAAATCGGCACCTGACCAACGGTCGCTACGGAGGTTCATTCCTAGTTCGAGGTTGGCGAACTTCGCGAGGAAGCCGCGAAGCTCCGCAGGGCCAGCACGCTCGGACTTGATGTACTCATCCTCCAGAAAACCCATGTCCACCGACCGCCCCAGGTTGGGGTGCACTAGGTGGATATTCTCAAGCAGCATCGCGCTACCGTCGGCGACCATTTCCGGCGGGTGCTCGAAAATCACCGGCAGCCGCTTCGGATCAACAATGATCCCATCGCGGATGTCCCGGAACAGTCGAAGATCTGACTTGAAGACGCCGGCCGGCACGTCGTCAGACTGCGTGGATAGCTTAATCACACATCCTTCCGGCCGCGATGCCAGGCCGCCTGTCGCCTCGCGTAGCATTTGCTCCGCGTTCGCCCGCTTACCAAGGAGCCAAAGCTCGTCGATGAGGACAAAGCTAGCCTTCGTTCCACCGATTGTGTCACTCTCCGCGGCCAGTACCCGGAGCTTAGCGCCCGTCCCCAGGTGGGTAATGGTCCGCGTCGCCTCGCTGACCTTCATAATCTTGGACAGTCGGGGATCGGCGAGCACCATGTCCCGGGCCGGGGCGTATGCGTTGTCCGCGATGCGGATGGTC